GTTAAAGTAGGTCATCAGGACGATGCAACCATCAATCGGCTTTTCTAAACGTTTATTTTGAATCACTGTATTTCGTGATGTCTGCAATGCCTGATCAAGCGAATCAGTCAAACCAATAAAACTGGATGAATAATCTTTATGATACAGCGATTGAGCAGCTTTTATCACGAAATGGACACAGTGAAATCTTTGCTTGTCATAGACACAGTTAAATAAATCATTCATTAGTAGAAACTTATTAAACTCGGATCAGTGCTCGCTGAATAGACTTCACCGTTGCCATTGTCGTTTAGTCCTGGTGCAACAACTTCACACTCAGAACCTTTCCAGTCCCGGGTAATACTTTCTAAATCTAATGCACGTGCAACAACAACAGGTGAATCATATTGCCCAATAAAATATGCTCGATAATTCACCTTGGGCAACTCAATATCTTCATCATCAAGTATTAAATCTATCAAGTCAGGTATTAGCTCCCCAACATCACCGATTTTAATATGTAGACCTTGATCCAAGTTGCCACTTTCAGCAGTTTTAGAAATATTCAGTGGTGCAAAAACATATTCAAAGCTTTGACCATCTTCATGCTTGAGCACCAGATTCAAATTTGAATTGGTTACAAAACGTTGAACAGACGACCATTTTGAATGACTGATCTCAACACACTCAATCAAACCAAATGGACCACTGGATTGATCAAGCACATTGAGCATATCTTCAGAAATTTGCATTTACACCCCCGTTGCAGCAGGCATCCAGACATTCGGAATTTTTTCCAAATCCTGAATCGTGTTAATTTTCCCATTTTGCCACATATCAATAAGCCAACGGTCAAAATCAGGATCTCGAACAATTGGTTTAACAAAAATTGAAAACTGCATTCTTCTCACCTTTCCATTAATGTATGACTCTGTTGGAACGCTATCCGCATCAAATTGACAAATGCAATCCTCAAGCCCCCCATTATCAAGAATTAACTTCCAAAGCCATAGCTTGGTTTGATTTAAACGCCAAAATGCCCAGAATAACTGACGTTCTAAACCATCTTTAAGTGAAACCTGTACAGTTACTTTATGAGCAGCACCTACAAACTTAACAACTTGACGAGGCAAGCCCCCTTCAAGCTGTTGTTGCCGTACATTATTGCCAACAGTGAAATCGTAACCATTTTGCAAGGCACAAAATTTAAAAGTATCCATTTCATCCCCTTGATGGCGCTAAGCCAAATGCACCTTGTATAGCTTGAGACTCATTGCTATTTCCACTTCTTAATCTTTGCCAAGATTGCGCAATTCGTTGATCAACAATATCTATAGTCACTGTACCATCTGCATTTTGTTGAGCATTCACTTCAGCAGTTGAATAATTATTAATCACGATCTGCATACTAAACTTAGATGAATCGCCTAAATTAATTTTTGGAGTTGAACGTGGTGAAGATGATGTAAAGGATCTCTGTGTTCTGAGACTCTCTACAACTTCCTTACCACCCCAAGCTCTCAAATCATCTTGAGACCAAACAACTTCACCTTTATGAACCCGTCCTGCATCTTCATACTTGCCACCATCACCAGTGTATCCACCACCATAGAAGCCTAGCTGAACATTATTTAACAAGCCGACTTGAGCATATTGTAACGCTACCGCCCCAGCTGCCATTGCTGGAGCTATATATGGACCAATCAATGGAACAGCAGAAACTGATGCTAAAGTACTTGAAAATGTTTTTGGCGCATTCATAGTTACTTCAGCAATTGAAGCAGCTTTTTGCATAATAAAAGCTGCCTTGTAAAACCCTGATTGCTCGCCTAGTGCTTCTTTAAACACATTAGACCATCCGCCAAAAACACCTTGCATTGTTTGCAATCCAAGTTCAGTTCTTGCATCTGAGTAATTTTTCTCAATAAGGTACATACGATCATTATGTGCAAGCCAAATCGCTTCCCTCTGCGTAGCTGTATCAGCCAAAGCCATTTGAGAATCAAACAAAGCTTGAGATTCGTCGTAACGACTGAAGCGAGTCTGCTCAATATTGTACTGTTCAGACTGACCCGTCATATCCGCATAAGTACCACCCCAAGCTGAAGCTGCTGACTCGTATCTTTTGCGTTTATCAAACTGATGTGTTGCCTCTAGTAAATCTAACCGTTTACGTTGTTCATCCTCAGATAAACTGAAATTACGAGCAATTTCTTGACGCTCAAATGCATAACGAATTTCGATATTATTTAGTTCAGAACGAAGTGCTTCACCTGCATCACTAATCCTTTTGTTTTTAGCTAGTTCCAAATTACCTAACTCGAATTGATACTGATCAGATAAGGCTTTATTTGCCGTATCTTTCATATCATCACGCATTTCATAATCAGCATTTATGAGTAGCTGATTAATTTTGTATTTTTCTTCTAACTTTTGCTCCTCTGTTAATTGAAATTCGCTAATTTCGTATTGTTTTTGAGAGAGATAAATCTGTTTTTCCAACGTAGCTCGATTTTCAGCAACTTGTATAAATTCAGAAGTTGCTTGTGGTTCAAATCGTGCCTTACGTATTTCCCCAATTTGACGGGATAAATCAAGCTCAATTTGCTTTTCTCTATTTGCATATTGAAAAACAATTTGTTCTTTTAAGCGTTGCTCCTCTTCTTTAGACTTATCTTCTTTCTTCGTTGCTTTTGGCTTTTGATTGGCTTTTTTCTCAGCTTCATTTCGTTTATTGATTAAACTTTGAAGCTGCTCTTCTGCTTTTAAAGTTTGACCAATTTGTGTTTTTTGATCCGCTGAAATTCTTGCCCCTGCTCCACCTGCTTGCTTTTGAGCCTCTGCATACTCATTGGCTTTTTTCTCAGCAAAACTATAAGTTTCCATTAAAACACGTTTGTATTCAGCGTAATATTTAC